AGGCTAAAGGTCTAGACAAGAAGTATCAGATGATTAAAGAGGGTGAGAAGTTAAAGTTTACCTATCTTAAATCACCGAACCCATTCAAAGATACCGTTGTCTCGTTCCCGAATAGATTGCCAAAGGAATTCGATTTGCAAGAATACATAGATTATGACCTGCAATTTGAAAAATCATTCGTTGAGCCAATCAAAATCATCCTTGACTGTATGGGTTGGACTGTTGAGACTACCAATTCTCTGGAGAGTTTTTTCGGATGAGTGATATCAAGATAATCAAAACAGGCATCAATGTTTCTAAGATGTTGAAACAGATAAACCAATACCCCGAAGACTGGGGCAACCAAAAGAAAATGAAAGATGCAGACTCACTACTTAACTATGGTTATCAAGAGTTAAGTGCTGATGTTCTGCAATTGGTTGTTGGTGGTGTAGAAAGTGTGGATCAATATGTTGGTGACACCGAGATTTGTGTGCCTACACCTGCATATGAAAGACATACTGAAATGGTTAACTTTATGAAGAGGCATTTTCCTAACTTCAAACGGTGTGGTTATCTGTCACTACCAGTTGGTGGTGTTGTAGATAAACATATTGATGTTGGCACTTATTATCTGAATAAAGATAGGTTTCATCTTGCTATACAAGGCAAGTATGAATACACTTGCGGTGATGATACTGTGCTTGTTGAACCAGGTACTCTATTGTGGTTCAACAACAAGAAGATGCACGGAACGGTAAATGTAGGTGATGTAACAAGGATTACATTCGTATTTGATGTACCGCATAAGAAGAATAAACCATACGATGCATGATTGCCACGAACTAAGTAAACATACGATATAATACAAAAAACAGGAGTTATTATGAGTTTATTGGACAAACTAAAAAAGAATACAACAATCAAAGATAGTGCGATTCTATCTAAATCTAAATTCTTTACCGAGAAAGACATGGTGCCAACCGAGGTGCCAATGATTAATGTTGCACTCTCAGGTAAACTAGATGGCGGTATCATTCCTGGTCTTACAATGTGGGCAGGGCCATCGAAACACTTTAAAACGGCATTCAGTCTTTTGATGGCAAAGGCTTATATGGACAAGTATCCTGAGGCCGTTCTTTTATTTTATGATAGTGAGTTTGGTACTCCTGTCAAATACTTTGAAACATTCCAGATTGATATGGATCGGGTGTTGCATACGCCTCTGACTGATATTGAACAGTTGAAGTTTGATATCATGCAACAGTTTGAAAACATCGAACGCGGTGATAAGTTGATGGTCATCCTTGATTCGATTGGTAACCTTGCATCGAAGAAAGAAGTTGAAGATGCACTTGAAGGTAAATCTGTTGCAGATATGAGCCGTGCAAAACAGGTCAAGAGTTTGTTCCGTATGGTAACACCTCACTTGAATCTGAAAGATATTCCAATGGTCGTAGTGAATCATACCTATAAAGAGATTGGTATGTTCCCTAAAGATATCGTTGGTGGTGGTACAGGTTCTTACTATTCTGCTGATAACATTTACATCCTTGGCCGTCAGCAAGAGAAAGAAGGCACCGAGATTGTCGGTTACAATTTTATTATCAATGTGGAGAAGTCCCGTTATGTTAAAGAGAAGAGTAAGATTCCTATTTCGGTATCTTTCGATGGTGGCATTCAGAAGTATTCTGGCTTACTCGACATTGCGATTGAGGGTAATTTTGTTTGCAAGCCAAGCAACGGTTGGTATGCCAAGGTCAATAAAGAAACTGGTGAGATTGGCGACAAGGTTCGATTTGACGCCACGCAAACCGATGAATACTGGCAACCATTACTCAAAGATGATGAGTTCAAACAATTCGTAAACCAAAAATATGGAATAGCATATGGAAACATTATGGGAGAAACTCCAGTTCTGGAAGAAGAAAGTGCTTAGGGAGAACACAGACTATCGTTTTATTGATTTTGATGATTCTGACATTACAGGCATTGAAATTATCAAAGGCGATTTTGCTGGAGTAGTTTATCATTACGGAAAGGCAAGAGTTGTAGAAGAAGGTGAATTTGCAAGACTACAATTCGGTTACACTCTTGTCAACCCTGGCAATCACGACATGGATGTATTGCAAAACAACGAAGATTTTGTTAACATCATGGGTGATATACTTACACAAATTTTAATAAAGCAAGATAATGAATCGTCTAGAACACTCAATATTGAAGAACCTGATTTACAATGAAACATTTTGTAGAAAGGTTCTTCCATTCGTAAAAGCAGAATACTTTTCCGATGACACAGAAAGAGTTATATTCAAAGAGGTAAACACTTTTGTAAACACATACAAGAGTTTGCCAACGCATGAAGCCTTGGTGATTAACTTCACCGAGAGTGACCGTCTTACTGAATCTCAGGTAAAAAATTCAATCACCCTATTGAATGATATTCATCAGAACAAAGATGAACCAACAGAAGAACAATGGTTGATTGAGCAGACTGAAAAATTCTGTCAAGATAAGGCAATCTATAATGCAATCATGGAATCTGTCTCCATCATGGATGACAAGACCTCTAAGAAATCCAAGGGTGAGATTCCACAATTGCTGAGTGATGCTCTTGGTGTTTCGTTTGATGCCAATGTTGGTCACGATTATATTAACGATGCAGATTCTCGGTATGATTTTTATCATCGTGTAGAATCTCGCATTCGTTTTGACCTTGATATCTTCAACAAGATTACCAAAGGCGGTATGCCAACGAAGACATTGAATATCTGTCTTGCAGGTACCGGTGTTGGTAAGTCCTTGTTCATGTGTCATGTTGCTGCATCATGTATCAGTAACGGTCATAATGTATTGTATATCACTCTTGAGATGGCTGAAGAAAGAATCGCAGAACGAATTGATGCAAACCTTTTGAACATCGACATACAAGAACTAAACACAATCAGTAAAACAGACTATGATAGGAAGTTTAATGCATTGAAGAATAAGACTCAAGGCAAACTGATTATCAAAGAGTATCCGACTGCCGCGGCTTCTACACTACACTTCCGCGCATTGTTGCAAGAGTTACACCTAAAGAAGAATTTCAAACCAGAAATTATCTTCATCGACTATCTGAATATCTGTTCATCAGCCCGTATGAAACCTGGCAATAGTGTTAACAGTTATACCTATATCAAGGCGATTGCAGAAGAGTTGCGTGGTCTTGCTGTTGAGTTTGGTGTGCCAATCGTTAGTGCAACACAAACAACAAGAAGTGGTTTTACAAATAGTGATCCAGGTCTTGAAGATACCTCTGAATCGTTTGGTTTGCCTGCAACGGCTGACTTCATGTTTGCTTTGATAAGCACAGAAGAACTTGAACAACTTGGTCAGATTATGGTGAAGCAGTTGAAGAATCGTTACTCTGATCCAAATACATTCAAACGATTTGTTGTTGGTATCGACCGAGCCAAAATGAAATTGTTTGATGCTGAACCTGATGCACAGACAAACATTGCAGATAGTGGTCAAGAGATACCCGATAAGCCAATAAACACCTTTGGTAATCGTGAGAAGAGATTCAATTCTAAATTTGACGGAGTTAGAGTATAATGGAATATACAAGTTACTGGGATGATGTTCTAACAAAAGAACAATGCGAAGATATCATCACCCGTTTTGAAGCAGATAAAGAGTACCATGAAGATACCTTTCTTGAAGGTCATCGACACTTTACTGAATTGAATATCACTAGACGCACAGATAAATGGAGTGATGTTCAGAATTTATTGCTTGATAAGATGGAGTTATATCTACCAAAATACAAAAACATTTTCAATATTGATGAGAAGGTTTGGCCTGAGCAATTAGGTTTTGAACAATTCAGAATGAAGAAGTATGAGGCAAACGGCAAGGATGAATTTGCATTTCATGCTGACGTTGGCAATCATGCATCAGCCAGGAGATTTCTAGTATTCTTTTGGTATCTGAATGATGTTCATGTCGGTGGTGAAACAACATTTCAAAAGAATCGGCGTTCTCGTATAGAAAGAACTGTTCAAGCAAAAGCAGGTCGACTATTGGTTTTCCCTCCGTTCTGGACACACCCGCATAGTGGTATGAAACCGATTAGTGGACCAAAATATATTATTGGTGGATATTTACATTACCTATGACAACATTAACAAAAGAACAAGCAATCTATTGTGCAGAGGTATTCTCGGAATACTTTGATAAGTTTGGCCGTATAGATGAGTATATGCGTGAGCAGAAACTTTCTTCTATGGGTGAACGTTCACCTGTTTTGTTTGGTATGGGACCAGAAGAAGATTTGTTTTCTGATTTCACCATGTCTCCTGCCGATATGGAGTTTGAGATTGTAGAGTTAGGTCAAGAAAAGTGGGACACATATCTGAACATGATATCGTCACATTCAAACATGACCAATATTCCTGGTCGGTGCCTGCGCCTTGCATTGCTAGAAAAGAAAACCAACAAGTGGTGTGGTTTCATTCGTCTTGGTTCACCAGTGATTAACTGTAAGCCAAGAAACGAAATGCTAGGTCAAGTATTCACACAACAACAAGACGGCGCACAAAGATTTAATAAGTGCGCGGTTATGGGTTTTGTTATTGTGCCGTCACAGCCGTTCGGTTTTAATTACCTTGGTGGTAAACTTCTTGCGGCAATCTGTTCTTCGCATAAAGTGCGTTATTTACTGAACAGTAAATATGACATGGAAACCTGTCTGTTTGAAACTACAAGTCTTTATGGGTCTTCAAAGGCAGTCTCACAGTATGATGGTATGAAACCTCTGATTCGTTTCAAAGGTTTAACTGATAGTGATTTTCTTCCTATGTTGCACGGTAAGACATACACCGACCTGAAAGACTATGTTGAGAAGATTCTTGAGAAGCCTTTAGTACCACTAAAAGCATCGAGCCGTAAGTTGAAGATTTCCAATGCAATCATTTCTTTAGTAAAAACTGCCTTGAAAGGTACACCAGAAGGTGATAAGTTTACTGCAACAATTGAGAATGCCAAGAATCTGAATGAACAGAAACGATACTTCATATCAGACTATGGATTCAAAAACATGGTTGATTTTGTCAATGGAAAAGATACAAAACTGGTACCAGGTGAGAACTATGATAAGCATGAATTAGAAAACATCATAGAGTGGTGGCGTAAGAAGGCCATCAACCGATATGAAACTCTGAAATCTGAGGGTCGTATTCGCACCGAACAAGAGGTCTGGACTGGAGACAAGGTACTCGATATAATTCGGTAGGCATAAATACCCCAATAAACTGGAGGTTTTTATGGCCGGCGCGTCAGCAGAAAGACAAGAGAATGGTGTTATTCAGGAAATAAAAAAGGCTGTAAAAGCCAATGCAAAAAATCCTATAACACTTAAAGCAGGTAAAACCATATTGCAGGGTGTCATTGATGCTGAAAAATATACGGGTAGACAACTTGGCGGTTCAGAACCTTATACTGATGTTGTGATATATGTGCGAAAAGGTGGAAAGACTATAGAAGTAAATTGTTCTTTGAAAGGTGAATCTGCACCATCACTTGCTGGTGGTGGATTAAAAGGATTAGAGTTAGCAGTTCCTGGCATTGCGAAGAAATTTATGACTACTGCATATTCAGAATTGAAAACAAAAAAGAAATTGAAATCTGGAGATAAAGTTCCAGATGTTTTTGGTGAGATATCACCAGCAAATAAAGTAAAAATCGTTGTTGGAAATAAAGCAATGGGTGGTCCAATAGATTTCATGTATATTGGACCTATGAGTGTCGTTGGTAGGTATGATAAGGCAAAAAATATATTGACTTTAAATGGTGAATTAACAGAAGCAACAACATACGCAAAGACACACAAATTATATTTTAGATTGAGAGCTAGAAGAGAAGACCAAAGATTTGATCCTGATGCAAAAGATAGAGATGGCACACCTAAAATTTATGGTGTATCTCCATCTAGAGGTGATAGTGCTGGAAGAATAGTTGTCACAGATAAAGTACCATCAACAGGCGTAATAGTTAAAATATGAAATTCACAGAATTCCTAACTGAATCAAAAAAAGAAGGTGCCAACCTTCACCTAGAACACATCGAAGATGAGGTTCTAAATCGTGGTGTTA